TCACCCATCTCGTCCCTCCCCCAATATCGCGACCAGCGGCAACGATGCCGCCAGCGTCCCCAATTGCCGCACCGCCACCCGCGTCCCGACGGGCGCGCTGCCCGTCCAGACGGGTGCCGAGACATCCTCCTCCCGCTCGCCGATCGTCACGCGGTAGCGCTCGCTCTCCTCCCCCAGCGGCGCGTCGACCCGGTCCGTCCAGCCCCAGCCGATGCGGCTCCGTCGGGTCCAGCCGATCGTGACCCGTCCGTCTTCGCCCCGCCGCCAGCGGAGATGGACCGGCGCGGGCGGGCGGACCGACTGGCCGGTCACCATCGCCGATGCCTGCACCCCCTCGACACCGTCGCCCACGCCATACGCCAGGAAGCGGACCCGAGTGCCCAGCATCGTGACGGGAATGTCGATCGTCCGGACGCTGGCCGCCGCGATCAGGACGAAGGCGTCGCCGGGCCCGGCCTGGCCGACCATCGCCTCGGTCCCGCGCAGGCCGCGTCGCAGCTGGCTGAGCCGCCATTGTCCGTCGCCCAGCGGCTCGGCGCGCGCGAACTGCAACAGCTCGCCGCCGACCCAGGCGAGATTGGCCCCCGCATCGATCGCGGCCGGATCGGCATCCGCCAGATCCTCCGCCAGCGCGACGACGAAGGTCCCGCGCCGGTCGATCAGGCCGATCGCCCCGCCGGGGGAGACCGCCGTCACCCGCCCGATCACGCCGGGCATCGCCGTCAGGCCCAGCGCGGTCCAGCTCGCGCCGTCGTCCAGGCTATAGGCGAGCGAGGCCTGCCGCCATCCGGGACCGCCCGCCGCCACCACCGACAGGCGCGGCGTGCCGAGCGGCTGGTCGTCGAGCGGCGGCGCTTCGAAGGCGATCAGCCGGGTGGCGCCGATGGCCCGGTCCGGCGCGGGCGCGATCCGGCCGGATGCGGCGGGCAGCATCGGCCCGCCCCGGCCCAGCGGCACGCAGGTCAGCCGCACCGCCATATTCTCCCAGGCGGCTTCGATCACCCGCCAGCGCCCCGCCTCTCCCGCGATCGCGACGATGGTGCCCGGCGCGATGGCCAGCGCTTCGGGGCCGAGCGTCACCGTGCGGCGCACCCGCTCGACCGACAGCCGCGCCAGCCGATCCTGCGCCAATGTCCGCGCGGTCGCCGCATCCAGCGCGGCGGCCAGCTCCAGCCGCTCGTCGCGCACTCCGCCGGGGCGACGCGCGCGCTGCTGCCCGATCTGATAGTCGCGGGCGGGATCGTAATGCGCCACCGTCACGCTGGCGGCGATGCTCGCCTCGCTGGCGATGGCGCGCTGGCCGCGCCGCCCATGGCCGTCCGCCGCCACGGCGTCGTCGCGGATGGTGACGGCGGGCGTGGCGGATGCGGACGGCGCGACCAGCCGGATGCCGTCGCCCTCGGCGACCCATTGCCCGCCGCTCATATCGGCCAGCATGTCGAGGACCGCGCGCACGCTGCCCCCGCTTGCGGCGAATCCCGCGACGGTCGCGCCCGCATCGCCGCCGCGCACCTGCCCGCACAATGCCTGCGCGATGGCACGGCAGGACAGCGGCGCCTCGTCCGCCTCGACCTCGAAGGTCAGCTGAGGGATGCGATTGCCGAACTCGGCCAGCGCCAGCCCCTCGAATACCGCATAGGCAAGGCCCCGACAGGCCGAGGCGCGCGCACCCTCGACCGAGGCGATCAGCGGGTCGACCGGCTGATCCTCGGTGCCGGTGTATAGGCGAAAGCCCGTCGCCACCTTGAAATCGCCCGCCGCCCCGCGCAGCAACCGGCCATCGGCCCAGATACGCCCCACCCGCCGGATCGGCCGCCCCGACAAGGCGACCGCGAAATTGGCGGTATAGCTATAGCTTTCGGTCGCCGGACGCCCCTTGCCCCCGCCGGTCAGCCCGCGCACCTCGACCAGATCGGTCGCCCAGATCACCGGCCCGGCGACCCGCATCGTGCCGAAGACGGCGGGCATCTGCGTGCCATAGGTCGAGGTCTGGACCGACAGTTCGGTCAGGCGCGGGCCCTGCTGCCGTCGCGAGCCCAGCACCGCGTGATCCACGCGGTTGCCGATCAGCGCACCGATCGCGCCGCCCACCGGCCCCAGCAGCGCCCGCCCCACCGTGCCCAACACCAAGGTCGCCATTATCCCTCCCCCTTCCAACAGCCCAGCACCGGCCAGGGCGGTGCACCCGGCCGCCAGACGACCCGGCGGAGGCCCGCATCGGCATGGACGATCCCGTCGCCGACCCGGATCGCCAGATGGAGCTGCCCCGGCCCGGCGCGCAGCAGCAGCACCGCGCCCGGCGAATCCGTCGTCCTCTGAAATTGCGCATCGAGCGCCGCCGCCGCCTTCGCCGCGTCGCCGCTCCGCCAGCCATAGCCGGTCGGCGCCGCCCGCCCGGTCGCCGCCGCCACCAGCCCGACACAGTCCAGCCCGTGCGCCGGGTCGCGCCCGTGCAGCCGGAACCGCACGCCGATCAGCGCGACCGCTGCCGCCGCCACCGCGCTCATGCGCCGGGATAGCGGGTGAGCAGGTCGATACCGGGCAGGAACGGCTCGCCCCGGAAGTTCAGGACGTTGCCGAACCGCGCGACACAGGTCTCCAGCCGCTTGTCGCACCCCTCGACCAGCTCGACCAGCGGCGTGCCCTCGACCGCGAAGGCGGGCGTGGCGGCCAGCCACAGACGCCGCCCCTCCGACCGCAACACCACCGCCTCCAGCCCGCTATTGGCGCCGCCGAACCAGATCAGCCGCCCCTGGCCATAGGCATTGGCGACCGGCTCGTCGTGCGCGACAGTCAGCATCGCCTCGCCGTCCCAGTCGGTCACCCGCGCGATGCGCCGCCGCCCCGCCATCGGCACGCGACACCGCCGGTCGCCCAGCGCGGCGCGGCAGTCGGGCGAGGTCTCCGCCGCCACCGGCCGGTCGAGCAGCGCGCCGACGCCGCGCAGTTCGGCAGTGAAGCCCCCCTCGCCCAGCTGCACCGCGCCGATCGTCCCCTGGCCCAGCGGCACCGGGTCGCCCGCGCCGCTCCAGTCGACCGCGATCGCCGCCACGCGCGCGCCGTCCCAGCGGCCTGCCAGAAGGTCGCGCTCTCCGATCGCCTCGCTGGTCAGTGCGCCCGAGGCGTCCATCAGATCGGGGTCGAGGCCGTCGCCGCGCAGGATCGCGCTAGGCGTCAGGCCGGGCGCGGCGCGGTAGCGAAGGCCGTCGATCCACAGGTCATGGTCATGGCCGGTCAGCCCGATCGTCACCCCGTCGGACCGCTCGATCCGCCAGCACAGCACCCAGCCGGTCAGCGTGTCGCCGCTCATGCCTCGCGCACCTCGACCAGCGGCACCGACGCCGCCGCCCCGGCGCGAAACCCCGCCAGCGTGACGCTCAGCCGGTCCTCGGCGAAGCGGACGGGCACGTCGAAGGCGAAGCTGGCGGCGATCGCCGCGCCCGCCACGGGAGCGGTGTCGAACACCAGCCAGCCGCCCGGCTCGACGACGAAGCCCGTCACGCCCCGGCCCGCCACCCTGACCGAGACGCTGCCCGCGACCGGCCGGGTGATCCGGCGCGGCTGGTCGCCATAATGGCGGAGCAGCGCGAAGCGGCGGGTGGTGCCGTCGCCGATGCCGATCGCCTCGTCGGTGGCGCTGCTGTCGAACGGATCGCGCAGCCGGAACCCGCGTGCCGGGCCCAGCCGCGCGCGGAAGAAGGACAGCAGCGTCGCCATATCCTCGGCCGAGCGGAGGCCGGGGCCGACATCATAGGTGGTCCGCGCCTCCGCCCAGGCGGCATTGCGCGCCTCGCGCCCGCCCGCGCTCGTCAGGATCGCGGTGGAAAAGCCCGGCGTCACCTCCGCCTCGCGGCCCAGCGCCAACGGGAACAGCACATCGTCGAAAGCCTGCACGCGATCCTCTCCCCCTTCCCAACAGACGAACCCGTCGCGCATCACCTGCGGCATCGCCCAGACGAAGGTCGCCGCGATCCCCCGCGCCCGCGCGACCCCGGCCGCCTCGGCGATCCGGCCCCATTGCGCCCGCTGATCGGCGCGCAGCACGAAGCCCGAGAAATAATGTTGCCGCTCCGGCGGATAGCCCAGCCGCGCCTCGGCCAGCGCGACGCCCTTGCGGGTCGAGGCGGTGTCGCCCGCCGTCACCCAGTCATAATCCTCCAGTTGCAGGATATCGAAGGCCGGACTCGCCCAGCCGACGGGCATGTTCGCGCGGACGGCTTCGGGCGCGGCCGGGTCGAGCACGGTCGGCAGATAGGTCAGCAAATGAGTGACGCAGCCCGGCGCCGCCGCCTTCGCCGCCGTGCACAGCGCCGCCGTCGATGCCGCCAGGCACGCCCCCGCCCGGTCGAGCGTATCGCGCTGCGCCTGGCTCCGCGCCTCCGCCATGCTCGCCATCGGCACCGGCGCGAAGGCCGCCACCGCCGCCGCGTCGTACAGGCACGGCGCGCCGTCGGCGGGACGCACCCACCACCAGGGCTCGCCCACCTGGAATTTCGGGGCGAGCCCCGCCGCCTGCCCGATCGCCAGGAATGCGCGCGCCACCGCCTGGAGATATGCCATCGCCCCGCCATGCGCCGGGCTGAGCAGCGTCGAAGGGGGCGACCAGCCGGTCAGCGCCGGCGCGCCATCGGCCGAACGCTGCTTCCAGTCGCCCCAGCAATGCGCGTCGAACAGTTCATAGGACAGCGACCAGATCGGGTCATAGCCCAGCGCCCTGGCCTCGACCGCGAACCCGCGATGCCAGGCGGCGCAGGGCGCGTTGAGCACGCCGCCCGCCAGGCTGGCGTACAGCCCGTCGCCGCTGCGTTCGAGCCGGAAATAATGGCTCATGCCGACATAATGGACGAGGTCGCCGCGATAGCCGAGGTGCAGCATGTTGCGCAGCAAACGCTGCGGCGTCAGGTGATAGCTGTCGTCATAGCCGCTGGCGATGCGGAACCCCTGTTCGGGCAGCACCGCCGCGCCGACCCCGATCACCGCGCCCGGCCCGTCGCAGGCGATGCCGGTCAGCTCGACCCACCCCTCCTGCGGTCGCGCCAGAAAGGCCGCCCCGGCATCGTAATCGGGCGCGACCAGCGAGACGAACATGCGGTCGACATCGCCCGCCCAGACGGGATCGCGCTCCTCGGGAAATCTGAATCCGCCCGCCAGGTTCGCGAAGTCGATCGCGACCTCCGCATCCTCCGCCGTGCCGGTCGCATAATTCCACAGCCGGACATACCAGGCGCGGGCCTTGCCGCTTGCGTCGCGCCCCTCGATGGTCAGCGTCGGCCCATGCCGCGCGTCGAGCGGCTTGATCCCGCCCGAGCGCCAGCGGAACCGCAACCGGCAATCGCGATAGTCGCGCACCGTGTCATAGCGAAGCAGCGGATGGTCGTGCCGGTCGGCCGACTCCCAGATCAGCCCCGCCAGATCGTCGGTGCGATAGAAGACCGTGTCGACGCGCAGGCTGTCCGCCCCGCTCGCGACCACCGCCGCCATCATCGGGCGCGGGAAGTCGACGGTCCAGTAACGGGGATCGAAGCGCGACAGGTGATCGCTCCGCTGATCCCGCCGCTGCTCATGCAGACACCATTGCACCGGTTTTTCCCTCCCCTTGTCCCTTGGGCCGTCGCGGGCGCCTCAATCCTCCGCCAGCGCCGCGCGAACCGCGCGCGCCAACTGGCGGCCGGAGCGTTGCAGCACCCCCGCCGCCTCGCCCGCCCCGGCATTGATCGTGATCGCCACCCGCACGTCGCGCGGTGATGCGGCGGGGCACAACGGCTCGACCCGGCCGCTGCTGGTCGGCACGAAGACCTCCGGCCCCCGCTCGCCGACCAGATAGGGGCGGTCGGGCGATACCGGCCCGCCGGTCGCCCGCCCCGGCAGGCCCGACGCCAGTCCGCCCAGCAGGCCCAGCAGGCCGCCGTCACCGACCGCCCCCACCCCCTGTCGCAACGCCGCGCGGGCGATCTGGTCGAGCGCGGACAGCGCGGTCGCCTTCAGCTCCTCGAAACCGAACCGGCCGGTCCGCGCCGCCCGGAGCAGCGCCCCCTCGACGCTACGCGCGCCCAGCTCGGCGGCATCGCCCAGCCCATGCGACAGGTCGGCGCGCATCGCGGCCATGTCGGCGGTGAAGCCACGCATGTCGATGCGCGGCGCGAAATCCTGCTCATCCATCCGGATACATCTCCCGCAACCGGGCGAGCGTGGCGCGCGACGGCGGATCGCCCCCGCCCTGCCCCGCCCCCGTCAAGGCCCCGACCACCGCGTGAAGCTCGGCCGGGGTGGCACGCCAGAAGCGGTCGGGCGACCAGCCCAGCACCGCGCCCGCCATCCCCGCCAGCCGCGCCGCATCGTCGGCAAAGCTCATCGCCCGCCCAGGATCTGGCGCAGCAATTGCCGCAGCACCGGCGCCAGCGCCGCCAGCCCCAGCTCGACCAGCGCCTCGCCCAGCTGCTCGCGGCTGAGCCCCTCGGGCACCTCGCGCAGGCAGTGCCAGATCAGCGCCGCCGCCTCGCCCAGCGACAATTTTCCCTCGCCCGCGCGCTCGACCAGTTCGAACAGCGGACCCAGCTCGCCCTCCGCCGCGACCAGCGCCTGGAAGCTCGGCCGCACGACCAGCTCGGCGCCGCCGACCCGCAAGGCCGCCTCGCCGCGCACCGGATTGGCCCCGGCGCTCATGCCGCCACCACCGGGCCGGAGCTTTCGAGTGCCAGCGTGTAGGTCCGCTCGCCGCCGAAATCGCCGCTATAGTCGAGCCGCGTGACCAGGAACCGGCCGGTCATCGACCCGCCGCTCTCGAAGCTCAGCCGATAGGTCTCGATCGTGCCCGCCAGCGCATGGCCGCGCATCCGCGCTTCCGCCGCCGATCCGGTGAACACGCCCGCGCCCGCGACGCTGACATGCCGCACCCCCGCGCCGGACAGCAGCTCGCGCCAGCCGCCCGAATCCTTGTTCGTCACGACCACCGTCTCGCCGTTGATCGACAGCTGCGTCGTGCGCAGCCCCGCCATCGTCGCGAAGGCGGGCGGCTCGGCCCCGTCGCCTATCTTGAGCAGAAAGGCGCTTCCCTTTTCGATCGCCATGATGTCCCCCCTTATTGTCCCGCGCGCCACAAACGGGCGCGCCATTCGACGCTCGCGGTCCAGCGCGCGCCCGTCTTCGCCATGCGGGTCGCGATGACCGCCAGCCCGGCGACCCGCCATCCGTCCGACAGCGCGGCGGGCAGCGCGATCCCCTCGACCGCCTGCATCACCGCGCGCAGCCGCCGGGGCTGTTCGCCCTCGTCGCTCAGCGTCACGGTCACGCGCAGCTCGCGCCCCTCGATCCCCGCCGCGCCCCAGTCGCTGTCGCTCGGCTCGCCCAAGACCGCCTGCGGGACGCCGCCGCGCACCGGGACCGCGTCGAACACCGTCACCGCCAGCGGCTGCAAAACGGTGCGAAGGCCGGTCAACAGGCCGGTGCGCAGCGCCTCGCGCGCGGTCACGACCGCCTCGGCGTGTCGAGCCGCATCCGCCGCCAGGGCCGCCACAGCGCCGCGACCGCCGCAGGCGGCACGGCGGCGGCCTCGCGATTGTCGAACAGATGCGCGCCCATGATCGCCACGCCATGCGCGATCTCGGGCGGCAAGCCCGTCCAGTCCGCTGCCAGCCCGGCGCGATAACGCACCGTGATCGCCGCGCCGGTACGGACCCAGCCACGACCATCACGGTCTATCGCCCCCTCGCCCTCCGACAGGATCGCGCCGACCGGCGTCGCCGATAGCGCCTGCCACGCGACCGACGCCGTCACCGGCTCCTCGACGACTCGCGCGATCAGCACCTGCCCGCAAAAGGACTCGGCCAGCCCCAGCGCGACGCCCGCGACCCGCTCGACCAGCGCCGCCTCATTGCCCTCGTCCAGCCGCAACAGCGCGCGCACCGCGCCCGCCGCCGCCGTCACGGTCGCGGCGGGCAGGGGCTCCATCGTCCCGCTCATCATGAATTCTCCTTCACCGATACAAGTTGCGACAGGCGCGACATATGATCGTCACACTTGGGGAGCAGAGACCTGCTCAGCCGCTGCCCGCCTCCCCCTTGGGCACCGGCCATGCCGACCCCGCGCCCCCCGGCCGGGTCCGGCATCCTCCCTGAACTACGGGGCAGCCGCCTGCCGGCTGCCCCGATTTTTCCGAGGGGTCAGTTCGTCGCGAACTTCATCAGCTTGATCGCCTCCGAGTCGCTGACACAGCCGCCGACCCGCCGCGTGGCGTAGAAGGTAACGAACGGCTTGTTGCTGTACGGATCGCGCAGGATCGCCGTCTCGGCGCGCTCGGCGATCAGATAGCCGAGCCGGAAATTGCCGAACGCGATCGCGCAGCTATTCTCCGCAATGTCGGGCATATCCTCCGCCTCGACCACCGGATAGCCGAGCAGCGTCGCGGGCTGCCCCGCCACCAGCCCCGGCGCCCACAGGAACTGGCCGTCGCCCGACTTGATCTTGCGGATGCGCGCCGAGGTCGCGGCGTTCATCACGAAGCACGCCCCCTGGCGATAGGGCGCGCGAAGCGACTGGATCAGGTCGACCAGCCGTTCGTCGGGGGCGGGCCCGAACGCGCCGGGCGCGCCGCTCGCCAGATATTGCAGCGTGCCGAAGGGGCGGGTGCCGTCCCGGGCCGAGGAGATCGGGCCGGTCAACAAGCCGCGCGGCCGGTTGACGCCCGATCCGGTGATGAAGGCCTGGCCCTCGGCCCGTGCGAACTCGGTGGCGATCTCCTCCGCTAGCCAGCCCTCGACGTCGAACGCCGCATCGTCCAGCATCGCCTGGCTGGCCGAGGGATTGGCATAGAGTTCGCCCATCGGCGGCGCCAGTTCGACAAAGGCGGGCGTCGCGGTCTCGGGCCGCGCCGCCGTCTCGCTCGCCCAGCCCGACGGCGTGCCGCCGGTGGTGATCAGCTTGCGATAGCCCGCCGATCCCACCGCCACGACATTGGCGATGCCCCGGATCGGCGAGACGGTCTTCAGGACCGAGGCGATCGCCGCATCGATCTCACGCGGGACGGCAAAGCCGCCGCTGTCCCCGGTCGTGCCGGTAAAGGCCTTCAGCTCGACGGTGGTGCCGCTGCGCACATAGCCGCCGAACGCGCCGTCGCTCTTGTCGCGCGCGCCGTCCAGCACGGGTCGTTCGATCACGTCCATATCAATTCCCCTTGGTTGAAAGGTGATTCACGCGGGCGAGCGGCTGCATCGGCACCGTCACCAGGCTGATCTCGAGGAGTTCCGCCGACAGGATCGCGCGGGCCGCGCCCTGGTGGACGACGCGCGGCCGATAACCGACCGACAGCCCCGCCACCGCGCCCGACCGGACCAGCGCGGCGAGCGCGGGGTCCTCGACCACGCCCGCGACCGCCAGCCCGGTGGCGTCCTCGACGAGCGAGTCGATGCGCCCCATCGCCGCCCCGCGATGCTGCCAGAGGAGCGGCACCCGCCCCGCGCCCGCGAACGCGCCGCGCCGCATGACGTCGCCCACCCGGTCCATCCGGTCCCAGATCGCGGCATAGCCGGTGAAGGAAAGGCTCATTTCAGCCAGTCCTCCATCCCCAGCCGCATCGCGATTCCCGCCAGCAGCAGCGCGCCGAGCAACCGGCTGATCCAGCCGACCATGCTCTTCCACACCGACGACTTGGCCTCGCGCCACGTGGTCAGCAGCTCGCGCAGTTCCGCGACATCCCCCGCCGCCTCGGCGTCCGAAAGGCCCAGCCGGGTCAGCGCGCGCGTCGCGCCCAGCTCGCCCGCCTCCTCGGCGACCGCGCGCAGCGTCACGAGGTCCGCACCGCTGTCTGCCGCCTGCGCCAAGAGCCGCGCCAGAACGTCGCCGCTCATGACAGACCTACCATGGCGCGCTTCTCCGCCGGATCGAGGAAGTCCGCGCTCGCCGCCATGGCCCACAGCATCTGACGCTCCTCGGCCAGCGCGGTGACGCGATTCACATCGACCGACAGACTCGCCCCCTCGAACCAGCCCGCCAGCCCCTGCGACAGCCCGCTCAGGATCGCGCCCGCCAGCGGCAGGATCGCCTGGCGCCACAGCGCGCGGTTCGCCTCGCGGTAATTGGCGTAGGTGTTGTCGCCCGGCAGGCCGAGCAGCATCGGCGGCACGCCAAAGGCCAGCGCGATCTCGCGCGCCGCCGACGACTTGGCCGCGATGAAGTCCAGCTCCGCCGGGGTCAGGCTCATCGCCTGCCACTTCAGCCCACCTTCGAGCAGCAGCGGCCGCCCCGCATTGCCGGTGCCCGCAAAGCCCTCCATCTCGGCGCGCAGCCGCTCGAACTGGTCGGGGGTCAGGGTCGAGCCGTCGCCCGGATCATAGACCAGCGCCCCCGACGGCCGCGCCGCATTGTCGAGCAGCGCGCGGTTCCACGTCGCCGCCGCATTGTGGATCGCGATCGCCCCCGCCGCCGCGCCCAGACAGCCCAGCCCATAATGATCGTCGAGCGGGTGACAGCTTTTCAGATGCACCACCTGCGGCCGGACCGGATCGACCGGCAGCGTCGTCACCCGACCCCCTGCGCGGTAGAGATAGGCGGCGGGCCAGCCGCTCGCGTCCAGCTCCATCGTCACCCGTTCGGGGCGCAGCGCGAACAGCTCGACGACCGCGCCATCGCCGTCGCGCAGCAACTGCACATAGGCATTGCCGTGCAGCAGCATATGGGTGGCGACCGTCTCCAGCAGCGCCTGCCCCTCGCTGCGTGCCGCGACCAGCGCGACCAGCTCGGGGTGCGAGGCGACCAGCGGTGCTTCCGCCAGCCCGCCCGCCACCATCCGCACCGCGCGCTGCGCCACCGGATTGCGCAGATAGCCCTCGCGCACCTGGCTTTCATAGGACGGCGCCGCCCCCGTCAGCGGCACCCCCGACCGGGCCAAGCCCAGCCCGAGCAAGGGACGCGCAGCCCCCCGCCCGGCCTTGCGACCGAACATCCTCATCCTTCTGCTCCTCGAAAGGCCTGCCGCCACAATCGGCGTCCGTCGCCCCAGCGAAGGCTGGGGCCTCTCTCGACCCATTCCTGCACCACCCGAAGATCCCAGCCTTCGCTGGGATGACGGGTTCAGAGATTCCGTATTCCCGGCGCACCCCGCCCCGACAGCATCAGCTCGGTCAGCGCCCAGACCAGCGCATCCGCGCGATCCGGCGAGCGGCCCGGCCCGTCATAGGCCCCCGCCACGCCCAGCCCGCACAGCTCGTCCTCCAGCGCGGGGAAGCCGCGCGAATGCCACACCCGCCCCTGCGCATAGAGAAACGACACCGGCTCCGCCCGCGCGGCTTTGCCGATCGAGGCATAGACCAGATGCACCGGCAGGGTCGGGTCGGCGAGCCGCAGCACGCTCTCCACCATGTCGCCGCCCTGGTTGCGCTCGGCGACCACCCGGTCCGCGCGGTTGCGCCTGGCGCAGCCCGCGACCCGCGCCGCCCAGCCCTCGGGCGACAACCCCGCCTCGCTGGCGTCCTCCAGCACATAGCCATGGCCGTCGCGGCCCAGCCCGACCGCGACGATCCCACAGGCATCGCCGCTGCTGGTCGCGGGCGGATCGACGCCGACCACCACCCGGTCGAGCGCGGGCACCGTCTTCGCCCGCTGCCGGTCGAGCAGCGCGCGGGTCCACAGGGCCCCCTCGCGATCGTCGACCATCTCGCCGTCCAGCTCCTGCCGCCCCAGCCGCGTGTCGCCATATTGCGCCAGCATCGCGTCCTGGAAACTGTCGGGCAGATGCGCATTGTCGCTGGTCCGCCCGATCGTCTCGACGCAATCGGGCAGCGCCATGACCTTGCGCATCAAGGGCGTGGCGCGCGGCGTGGTCGTGACCAGCACGCGGGGGCGCTCCCCCAGCCGGAGCGTCATCATCAGATTGTCCCACCCGGCCTCCCCCTTCCATTTGCCCAGTTCGTCGCACCAGGCCGCATGATGCTG